GGACGCCCAGGCCGAGACGGCACAGACCCTCGGGCCTGAGACGCTCAAGGCCGTGGTTGAAGGTCTCCGCATTGGCTTTGGTGTGCCATGACTCGACTGAGCGAACACTTTTCCTCGCACGAGTTTGCTTGCAAATGCGGCTGCGGCAGCGACGGCATAGACCCGTCACTTATCGTACTGCTGGAGTGGCTGCGGGCGGAGATGGGCGGTCGGGCTGTCGCGGTCAATAGTGGCGTGCGGTGCCCCGCCTACAACGCCCAGATCGGCGGAGCATCCAACAGCCAGCATCTGCACGGGCGAGCGGCAGACGTTGTCGTTGCTGGAGTGCCACCCGACGATGTCGCGGATTGGTTGGAGGGCTGCGGGATGTCGGGCCAGATCGGCCTCGGCAGATATTCTACGTTCGCCCACGTCGATGTGCGAGGCACCCGCGCCCGGTGGGATGGGCGATAGTAGATGCGATGGCAGGTGATACGGCAATCGACCCAATAGGATGTGGACTGGTAGGACAATGGCTCAGTGTCACCGATCTACGCTCTCTGCTGCTTATGATCGTATTGTGCGCGGCCTCGGTTTGCGTCGTCCTGTACCGCCGCAATCAAGTCCTGCAAGCGGGATGGAGGGCGGACTTGATCGAGCAATCGGCACTCAGGCAGGCCGACCACGATGCCCAGGCCGCTCTCGCCCGCGAAACTGCGGCGACACTGAGCAGGCTGACCGCGCTGGTCGAAAATATGCCGAGGCATTAGAGGCACTGCGGCAGGCCAATCGACGGGCGCAGCGTGTCATTGACCGGCAGATTGAAACCGTAACCAGGGACGCGGATTGATGCTCAGCGCAGAGGCTGTGATGCTCGCATTGCTCGCCCTGGTGGCGTCGGCCTTCCCAACGCGCCATATCTGGCGGCAGTGGCGACGGCGACGGGCCGGCGAGAACGTGCCGTGGGCAGCGAGGCTGACCGTGGCTATTCTCGCCGGCTATTGCTGGATTTATTTTGTCAATCAGGCGTACTGGGCTTATGCTCGCTACCACGGGATGCCGGCGGTCCTGGTCTATGGTTGGGCAGCACTGGTGCTCAAAGCCGCTGCTGCGGCAGTATTCGTCGCCATAATTTGGCTATACAGCACACCGAAACGACGAGCGGCCAACGCCCTCACCTATCCGCTGGGGTGCGTGCTGGCTGGACTGCTGTTGATGGCGGCGCTTTAGTAGTCGCCCTCCCCAAACCAGAGCCACCCCGCCTTCACGCCGAGCGCGTCGGCGATGGATTGTGCCGTCCGTATCCCTGGGCCCGTCTTCGGGGCCTCTTCATCAGTTCGGAGCAACTTATGGATTGCGCCGCGGGACGTGCCTGCCCGCCGTTCGATTTCCGCCAGGGTCCATTCTGACTGCTCGATCTCCGCCCGTAGGCGTGTCTGCCACTCCATCACCAAATCCCTCTCCTGTCGCTTTCGGCCTGGATCATTTTGCGCCGCTCGTGCTGGACCTCCATTTCGCGCAAAATCCGCTCTCGCCGGCCTGACGCAGTGTCGCCGTCTTGCGTGGGCGGGGCAATTGTCGTCCCCGCCCCCCTGGGCGCAGATCCCCGGATAGCCTCCTCGACGGCCCGGTAGGCCGCTGTGGCAATGGGGTTTTGCTGGTCAGGGCCCAGAGCGCGATAACGCGCGAGCGCCTCCATGATCACGCCATGATGCCGGCGTGCAGCGAGCCCTATTGATCGCAGGCTATAGCCCGCATCGTGGAGGGCAGCCCATAGAGCCACCCTCGGGCCGGAAATATGCGGCGCCCTCGTGCGCTTGGCCATGTCGGCCTCTGTCGCTGTGGTCGCCGTCAACGCGGCCTTCATTGCTTTTCGGTAGGTCACGGCGTCGATTGTCGCTGGGTTCATCAATTCACCCCTCCCTAGAACGGCATGTCGTCGTCGAGTTCAAAGCCGCCATCGGACTGACCGTAGGCGGGCGGGCGATCGCCGCCCTGTGATCCCCCACCGCCGCCGATCAATGTCAGGACGCCGCGGAACCGCTGCAGCACGACCTCGGTGCTGTACTTCTCCTGGCCGCCCTGGTCGGTCCACTTGCGGGTCTGCAGTTGGCCTTCGACATAGACCTCGGAGCCCTTTTGCAGATATTTCTCCGCCACGTCGGCGAGGTTCTGGTCGAAGACAACGACGCGATGCCACTCGGTCTTCTCGCGCTGCTCGCCAGAGGTCTTGTCCCGCCACCGCTCACTGGTGGCGATCGACATATTCACGATCTTATCACCCGATTGGGTATGGCGGACCTCTGGATCCCGCCCGAGACGCCCCAGGATGATCGCCTTATTAACGCCGCTCATTGGCTGCCCTCCACTGCGTCGATGTAAAGTTCTGTCAGCGCCTGCATTTCGGAGCGCTCGTCGCGCTCCATCTTCCGCAGCCGGATCACCTGACGGATCGCCTTCGTGTCGAATCCGTTTGCCTTGGCCTCGGCCAATACCTCTCGGACATCCGCGGCGATCGCGGCCTTCTCCTCCTCCAGATGCTCTATGCGGTGGATGATGGAGCGCAACTGCTCCGTCGCAAAAGTCTCAGTCATTGGAGTTTCCTTTCAAGAAACTGGTTTCCCACTTGGTCCCGGCGGACCACTTCACCCCCCACTCGTCACCCGTCTTGCGGATGAAGGTGAGAAGATCTCGGAACTGCGAGGCTGACAGCAGGGAGGTGTGCGGAGAGACCGCGAACGGGTATCCGTCCAACCCCTCGGCATACTGCACCTCGTAGCCGCAGGCCTGCATGAAGATTGATTTCCAGACCTCTGGTGGATGCGTCCGCCCCTCTGGACGTGCCGCGGCTATGTCCGCCAGCATCGCCCACAGGGCGGCGTTTTGGTCAAGGGTCCGCTGTGGCGGGCCGATCGTCACGACGGTATCGGCTGGCGCAGTTTTGATCAGGTTTCGGACCAGAGCGCGCTGCTCTGGTCCTTTGAGAACGACCTTGCGTTTGGTCATGCGGAGATCGGCCCGAGCAGATTGACGGCTGCCATGCGGTCGTAGATCTGGCGATTGCGCTCCACGTCCGCGCGACAGTATTCGATGATCCCCGAATGCCGGCCTTCCTCCCAGGCTGTCGCGACCGACGCCCCATCGAGGCCCTCGCCTTTGCCGGGTATCCCGAGGGCGAAGCAGACCTCGTCCAGGCTCACCATGTCCCGGTGACCGGCCCAGGTGTGCATCAGGTCCACGATAGTGTCCGACCACGGTTTCGGATCTCGCGGCCAATGCCTCGGCAGCGTCACGCCCAGGATGATGGCGCGAATTGTCAGGAACCTGATGTCGAACCCGGTGATGTTGTGACCTACGAATCGGGCGGCGCGGCCCCTGTTAAGGGCGTCAAAGAACTGCCGCAAGATCTCTGCCTCGCTCTCCTGAGACCACTCCACCATATGCGTGACCTCGGTGAGCCCTGTCCCAATCGCCCAGCCGATCGTGCAGACGTGGCCGTAGGCAGGATTCATCCCGGCCTTGTGGACCGCCTCCAAGATCGCGCCAGGCTTTTGTTCCTGTTCCCATTTCTGGATGGTCTCCTCCTTCTTCATGCTGGCGGGCGGGCGCACTCGCGCGGCCACCCGGTCGATGGCCTCCTGCGTCTGCGGGGGGATCGTTTCGATGTCGAAAAAGCAGGTTGTCATTGTCGTCTCCAGTTAGAACGGGATCTCGTCGTCGAGATCCTTTGCGAGGTTGCTCGCGGGTTTGTCGGCGGGTTTGTCCGCCTGGGCCAGCAGGACGGCCTTGATCTTATCTTTGGTGGACCGGACCGGCCCAAGGGCCTTCAATGCGGGTGGAAACGCCTTCCAGACCTCCGACAGCCCGTCGAGGCTGGTGCAGGCTGACATTGTCTCCAGAGCCGCCTGGATGGCCTCTCTGTCGATGGCCGGCGCTGCTGGCTTGTCCTGCGCCTTGGGCGGCTCGCCGCTCTCCTCGTCGCTCCCAGGCTCTTCGTGTGTCGCACGCAGGCTCTCGCCCTTGTGCCACAGATCCAGGGCTGCGCCGAACCTCATGGCCGCATTCCGCAGGGCATCGCCGATCGTCTCTTTGATTGCGTCTCCGCCCCGCTTGCCGTCCGGGTGACCATATCCGAGGCGGGCGACGCCGCAGACGGTGAGCCGGATCCACATGCCGCCGTTCTGGTCGATCGCAGGGGTGCCGTCTTCGCTCACGGTGACCGGCTCCCAGTTCCACTGTGGGTCAGCGTCGAGGAGGCGGTTGGTCAGGGCGGCGTGGCCGACGTAGGAGAGGTGCGTGGCATTGCGATGATGGTAGCCGCCGCACTGTTTGCAGTTGATGTAGCCGGCCCGGTCCTCGGTCTGCCGTTTGCTCTGCTTAGGCAGCAGCGAGATCTGGCTGTCCGGGAATGGCTCGCGGAGGAGGGATAATCCGTTAAGGGGTTGAGTCTTCTTGTCAGTCATGTCATCACCAAAAGCACGATCCAAAACAGCATCACGGCGTAGAACGCGGCAGCCCCGAGCAGGGCCGCTGCGTCATAGATCCAGGCTCGCAGACTACTTTTTCGCATGGCTTTGGTCCGTCAGGATGTTGCTGGAGAGATCCTGCATCAGGGTCTGCAGCGGGTTGACGTAGCGCACGTCGATCCCTGCCTCCTCGCCCGCGGCAATCAGATTCGAGACCTGCTGCATGAAGGCCTGGAGCCGGCGCGCGTCCCCATCTGGGAGGCCGTTCGCCCAGTCGAGCGCCTCCTGCAGCGCCTCCTCCAGGGTGTCCGCCCGGAAGTGCTGCCGGCGTTGGCGGTCCCATTTGTGCCGGTCCTTGTCAGCGCCGCTGTCCCAATACGAGACGTGCATCTTGCTCACGTTGTCCTCGTTGGCCTCCAGCAGCACAAACGCCTCCGGGCAAACGAGACCCTTGTCCAGCATGACCTGGGCGATCGCGTCCAGGGCTTTCGACACTTGGTAGATTTCCATGACTATTCTCCAGTCGGGTTGAGGTTTTCGGCGGCGATCTCGGCGTCCTGCAGGCACTCCTCGCAGAGCCCGGACGTGATCATCGCATCCAGTTCAGTCACCCCGCACTCGCCGCAGCGGTGGAGGGTGGCGAGGTTATAGACGGCGTCCAATTTGGGTCCGTTGCGGCTGGCGCACTGGCAGCCATGCCGGAACTCCAGGCCGTCGAGGAACTCCCCGACAGTCTGCTCTCGTTCGCGCTCCAGGGCATCCCAGATGTCGCGCATCGTCACAAAAATGGGTACAGGCATCCCGTCGTCTCCAGTCTCAGGGGTGGTGGTTATTTCACGCGCATGCCGGTGTAGGGGCTCTCCAGGGCTATCCCCCAGGCGCGATTGATCAGGGCTGTCTGTTCGTCGGAGCCGCTGTAGTCGCCCAGGGTGGCCCACTCGTAGGCGGACGCCATCCAGGGGTTGGGGTCACAAACATCGTGCAGGGCATCCGCGCCAAGGCCGGTTGCGTTGGCGTTCTCGGCGTTGACCTTGTCCGCCTCGGCGGCGGTCAGGCCGCGGGCGACGATCCGGTGGAAGGTGTCGGCGATCTCCAGCGCGATCTGCTGGTTGTCATAATCCGCGGCGGCGTCGGCCACCTGCTTGTCGGCCTCGGCCAGGGCAGCCACGAACAATTCCTCGGCGCGCTGCCAGGAGCAGTCGTCTTCCTCGCCAGAGAAGAAAACGCCCAAAATAACGCCCCAGTCGTCGACATCATAGTCGCAGTAGGTGGCAGCCATGCGCTTCTGCAGGTAGGCGTCAAGGTCATAGTCGGCCTCGGTCCACTCGTCGTAGCGCGCATGCATCATCCACAGGATGCTCTCGGCCTCGTCGAGGGATTCCAGGGTGCCGTCGAACCGATCGGCCAAGACCTGATATTTGCCCTCATCGAAGGGGCCGACGCCGATGATCGAACCGCCCGAGTATTCGATGACCTCGTTGCAGTCAGGGTAGATCTCTCGGTCGGTGTCGTTTGCGGGGCGGCGTTTGCCGGTGGTGGTCCACGCGAGGCACTCGGTTGGGCGGCAGAAATGCGGGGTCATCATTGATCGTCTCCAGTGCAGAATGGTGATGGTATATCAGGTTTCGGTGTTTGGCCAGAGGCATGTTGATGGTGGGGGGACTTGAAGTCCCCCCTAGGCATTACGCCGCGGCTGCGAGGCAGGCCTTCACGGCGTTTGCCGGGAATTTGTAGATCTTGCCGTTTTCGCGAGACTGCCCCAGGATGGGCATCTTGGTGGCGCGGGTCTTCAGACCGATAATCTCAAAGGTTTCGCCGCCATAGGAGAACTCCTTGCCCAGATCGTCGGGCGAGAGGCCGTAGCGGAACGCATAGGCGACGAAATCAACCGCCTCTTTTGTCTGGACCGTTCCGTCGCTGTCGATCGCGGCGATCTCCAGTTTCATGGTGGCCCACTCCGCGGTGTAGGTGCCGCGGCCCGTGGTGATTGTAACGCCGTGCTTCTTGGCGACAGCGGCCAGCGCCTCTTCGACATCGGCGCGAATGGACTTGAGCAACGTGGGGGTGATAACGGTCATGTCTGGTCTCCAGGGGGGGGGAGGGGTTTAGAGGGTTGGTTGTGGGGCGGCTAGCGCCCCGGTGGGATTATTCTGCCTCGGCGGCGAGGCGGGCGTCGATGTAATCGCGGAACTCAACTGCGAGATCGTCCTGATCAAAGTCGGCGTCGAGCATCAGGTCGTCGAGTTCCCAGCCCTTGATGCAGTCTTTGACATCCTCTGCGACATCGACCTCGCGGAGGTCATCGTCGGAGGCATTGCACAGCCACTCGGCGGCAATGGCGGCGATCAGGTCGGAGCGGAAGCGGAACAAGCAGCCGGCAAATTCGTAGTCAGACATTGGGGGTCTCCAGTTGGTTGGTGGGGCTCGCTGCCCTCCACTCATATATACGTCACCAATCGTGACATGCAACACCCCCTTTCGTTTTTTCTGATTTTTTTTCATGGCCGGTGATTGTTTGCCCCCAGCGGGGGTGTTATCTCTATCACATGATGACTGAAGCACAAAAACTCTCCCGCCTGCTGGGCCGCTCCGCGATCGCCGCGGCCCTTGGCGTCGTCCCATCGTCGGTCTCCAACGCGAGCAAGAAAGGCGTGTTCCCGGCTGCGTGGTATCTCGTGGTCCGTAGCCTGGCGCACGAGCAGGGTCTGGATTGCCCGGTGGAGGCATTCGCCTTCGCGGAGCGGGTCGAGGAAGAGCAACGCGATCTCGCGGCGTGAGCGTCAAACTCCTCCAGAGCGTCGTCGAGGCGAGGTGTGCAGCAGGTGGGGAACTGGCGCTGCTGCTGGTCCTGGCTTGGCATGCGCGCGACAGCGGCGAGTGCTGGCCGTCTGTGCAGACGCTCGCCGATGAATGCGGCTGCGATCCGCGATCCGTCCGCCGGCAATTGTCGTCTCTGGAATCGCGCGGTCTCATCTGCCGGATCCACCGGCCCGGTAGCCGGTCAACCTACATGATCACCCCTGACGCTACTGTCACCCCTGACACTACTGTCAGTCCTGACGCTAGTGTCCGCAACCCCGGACGCCAGCGTCAGGACACCCCTGACACTAGCGTCAGCCAAAAGGTAAAGAGAAAGGTAAAGGAAAGGGAAACCCCCTATAATCCCCCTTCTGTCACTGGAGACACCGATGAGCAAACCGACAAGCCAGCCGACACCGATCGGCGACCTACTGCCAAACGCGCCACCCTCATCCCCTGGGACTGGTGGCCGGATCCCGCCGGCATTCAATATGCGATCGAACGCGGATGCCCCGATGTCCCCGGAGAGGTCGCGGCCTTCATCGACTACAGCCAGTCAACCGGCAAGCGGTATATCGACCACGCAGCCGCATGGCGGACGCGATGTCGTAACGCCGCCAGCAGGTTTGGCTGGTCCGCCGGCACCGGCCCGCGAGGTCGTCAAGGCCGCAATGCGGGAGATCGAAGCCGCGCAGCAAATGATCGACTGTTTGCCGCCGCCTCTGATTTGGCGGCTGAATGGTCAGAGGGAGAGCGAGATCACCCTGCCGATCGGACCGGATCAGGTGTGGTGTCCATTGCTGACCACTCCTCCAGGCGCAGGTCTGGGTCAGGGTAGGCCGCATGTCAGGCACACGATCCTGCGGCAGGGCGGCTACCTGACGCTGAAGGCCTATGTCGATGCCCAGCATCAACTGGCTCCAGTGGCAACGACGGAGGAGCGGATCGCGGCCGTCGCGGAGGGACTGCAGTTCTGGCGCAGCCGCCTGGACAGCCAGATGGCGGACGACATGGCCGCGAAGGCCCTCCTCCGCACCTGGGCGCTGGCCCTGGACGGATACCCGCTGTGGGTGATCCGGGCAGCATGGCAGCGTGTGAACAGCAGCCGAGAGTGGCCACCGGAGCCGACGCACGTCCTAGCCGTCTGCACCCGCCTCTGGGGTAAACAGGGGCGGCTCCTGCAGCGGGGGATCGTCGCCGTGAGCGACTGCGAGGAACTGCGCCCAGAGTGGAGGCCTGACGATGGCGCGTGACCGTGTCCAGTTTTTAGAGGCCATGCAGGCCAGGATCATTGCATCCATGCGGGCGCAGGGGATCTCGCAGACCTATCTGGCGGAGTCCACAGGTCACGCCCGCCAGACGATCGGCAAGGTGCTCGCCCCGATGACCACAGATCGAGCATTTAAGAATGGACCTAAGATCTGGGAACTGATACAGATCGCAGAAGTATTGGAGGTTGACCCGCGCCGGCTTATTTTTGGGATGGATAATGATGATCTATCTCAATGACAATGAATCCTATGTAGCGGCGTGGTTACATAACCTGGCGCGCGAAAATTTACTCGGGAACAACGTGAAAATTGATGACAGAAGCATCGCCGAGGTCAGCGCTGACGATGTCAGGGGATCAACGCAGGCCCACTTCTTCGCCGGCATCGGTGGATGGCCGCTCGCTCTCCAGTTGGCCGGATGGCCAGCAGATGGACCTGTTTGGACCGGATCCCCGCCATGCCAACCCTTCTCCAGCGCCGGCAAACGAGCAGGGGCTGCCGACGAGCGACACCTCTGGCCAGAAATGCGCCGCCTCATTGAGGACTGCCGCCCTCCAGTCGTCTTTGGCGAGCAAGTTGCGTCGGACGATGGCCGCCGCTGGCTCTCCCGAGTACGCGATGACCTTGAAGGGGTGGGCTATGGGGTCGGGGCCGCCGATCTGTGCGCTGCGGGCGTCGGCGCTCCCCACGTCAGGCAGCGGCTCTATTGGGGGGCTATCCGGCTGGACAACCCCCAACGCCCGCGACTGGCGGAGCGAGAGCAGCAGTGCGAGTTTCGAGGCGGAGCGGTTCGAGGATACCCGCGGGAAGAGCCTGTCGTATCAGGCGATCCTGGCTGGCTGGCCGACGCCGACGACGACGGATGCGATCAAGGGGGGGAAGGTCTCGCCCCGGCCAGGGATGATGGGGCTGTCGGAGACGGCTCCGCTGGTGATTGGAACGGATCCGCCACCCGCTGGCACCTCTGCCGAGACCTCCCGCAGCACAAGTGGCGCAGGATACCGGCTGAACCCGAACTTTTCCCGCTGGCTCATGGGGTACCCGGCAGAGTGGGCCAATTGCGCGCCTACGGCAACGCCATCGTCCCCCAGGTAGCCGCGCTGTTCATCCGGCATTTCATGGCTGCAGTGGAGGATACATGCCGCGACTGAAGGCGTCCGAGAGCCAGGAGCAGATGGCGTTCGTGGACTGGTTTCGGCGGGCCTATCCCAGTCACCTCATCATGCATATCCCTAACGGCGAGCGGCGTGACGCCCGCACTGGTAGCAAACTGAAACGCATGGGGGTGCTGCCAGGGGTGCCGGATCTTTTCATCCCGGAGTTGGCTCTCTGGGTGGAGATGAAAGGCACCTCGGGCGGTCGATTGTCGAAGGATCAGGAGCGGGTGATCGGATTGTTGGAGATCGCCGGCTATGACGTGATCGTGGCCCACGGCTGGGAAGATGCCCGCCGTCAGGTCACAGAACATTTACAGGGATAGGCCGGTGGACCTTCACCGTAGGCCGACCGCGGGCGCGGCCTTCAACGCCCAGGCTCTCTACCCAGGTGGCCCACCTGTCTGGGATGAGCAAACCGTCTCCGCCGGTCTAGGGGATGTTTGGCGGAAAGTCTGGGAAGCCCGTATTCCAGGAGTCCAAAGTGCAATGGTAACCGCTCGCGACCGCGCCGAGGTCAGTACCACCCTCAACTCAGCCGCCGTTGGCCTGATGGACGCCGGCCTGGATTGGTATGTCGGGCAGACGGCCCCGCAGCAGGAGTGGCGGGCGCACGGGATCCTGGGAGACCTGGACATCCCGGCATTCCTGCCAACGCAAAGCCGGTGGATTAGCCCATCGCGACACCGGAAAACTAAGACCCGCCGGCAGTACGCGATCATGCCCAGGATGCTGTTCGTCGGGTTCAGTCGCGGCCATGAGCGCTGGCTCGATCTGCTCAACCGGACGCCGGTCATGTCGGTGATCGGTGTGGCTGGTGTCCCGACTGCCCTGCCAGGACACGTCGTCCAGGGCTTCGTCGATCGGATCGGGGCTGAGGTCGATCGGCCTGACTGGCAGCGGCACATGCCGCGCGGGCGAGAATATAAGGTGGGCGATCGTGTCCGCATCATAGACGGGGCTCTCAAGGGTCACGTCGTAACGGTCGCGGAAATCCGCGGGCCGAAATCCTGGGTGCTGTCTCAGCAGATGCTGCTGGCTCACGCGCTCGAAATCCCAACGCGATATCTGGAGATAGATCGCGATGACACTACAGACAATCGTCCTCCGATACGACGAGATGCTGATGGCCGCACAGGCCGGCGTCCTCCGAACAATCGAAAATCTCAAGAAGGGCAGACGTGATCGGCGCGGTGCGGATCCGCACAATGGCTGGACACTGTCGATCGAAGGCGCGATGGCCGAATATGCCGTGGCTAAGGCGTTCGATCGGCACTGGCAGGGCAAGGGCAACCTGGGTGACGCGGACGTGAGCAGGGTTATAGAGGTGCGCCGCTGCATATACCCATACGGTGATCTCCGCCTGCACCCCGAGGATCATCGCGACCGGCCATATGTGCTGGTCACAGGTGAGAGAGGCGCCTACACGATCCGCGGGTGGATCCGTGGAGGCGACGGGATGAAAGAGCGCTATTGGGGCTCGCCCTACGCCGAGAATCGGCCCGCCTACTGGGTGCCGCAGACGGATCTCAACCCCCCCGACGACAGCCTGCTGGCCTATGTGAAGGAGGTCGAAAATGCCTAGGGAAGATTTCTGCTGGGGAGCATATCCCGAGTTTAGCGGCGAGTGTCTGCGCGAGAACATCACGGCTGTCTGGCGTGACGGACGCGTGGCCATGGGTTGCCTGACCTGCATGACGATCCTGTCGGAGTTTATAGACACGCAGACACCCCGGCAGCCAGACACGCTGGGTGAGTGGCGGGACAGCGGAGATCTGGTGCGGAAGGCGGACCTGGGGCGATGACGCAAAACACCAGCCACGCAGTGATGTCCCAGCGGTCAGAGCCGATCGGCAGCCGCGATGATTTCCCGACGCCGCCTTGGGCCGTGAGAGCCCTCTGTGAGCATGTGCTGTTCCACGGCGAGGCCGCATCCACTGTCGCGAGACTGACGGCCTGGGAGCCGGCCTGCGGTCGAGGTTATATGGGCCACGCCCTGGAGGAGTATTTCGGCCACGTTGTGCAGTCTGACATCCACAAATACCGACCGGAGGCGAAATACAAGGTCCATGATTTCCTGGGCGGCGAAGACCCCAACCCTCGCTGGTATCGCGACATCGACTGGATCATTACCAACCCGCCGTTTTTATTGGCCGAGGCATTCTACCGCCGCGCCAGGCTGATCCGCCCGCGGCACGGGTTCGCCCTGCTGTGCAGATCAAACTGGATGGAGGGGATCGCGCGGTTTGAAAACATCTTCCAGCGAGACCCGCCGAACATCATCGCGCAGCACGTCGAGCGGGTGCCGATGGTGAGGGGGCGCTATGACCCCAAGGCATCAAGCGCCACCGCATATGCGTGGTTTGTCTGGTCCCACACGCTCGCTCCACAGCAGGGCAGGACGCGGCTCGTGTGGATCCCACCGGGCAGCCGGCGGCGGTATTACCGAGAGGGCGACGAGCATATGCACCGTTCCGGTCAACCCCCCACCTTAACCGGAACTCCCGACAAAATTGTGGCGATGGGTTGACGTATCCCCGCCGATCGGCATATGCGGATCTTACCATGTAAGGTGGATCAGGTGGATCCGCGGCCATCCTCGTAGGGGGGTCTCCAGCCCACACGCGAGAGACGAGGCCCGCGCCAGATCCCGCCGCCGGCAGGAACTCTACTGGTTGAGGCCTGCCGGCGGTTGGTTACCTCCCAGGTGCTGACCCGGGAGAGTGCGAAGCCATCGCAGAAAAGGCATCCCACCGTGGCCCGACCGACAGACTATCGCGAAGAGTTCGCCCAGCAGGCGGAAAAGTTGTGCCGGTTGGGCGCGACCGACTACGAGGTGGCAGATTTCTTTGGCGTGAACGTCTCGACGATCCACCGATGGAAGCACCGGCACCCAGAGTTTTGCGACTCCTTGAAGGTCGGGAAAGAGCAATCGGACGAACGGGTGGCGCGATCGCTCTACCATCGAGCGGTTGGCTACACCTACACGTCGGAGAAACTCTGGCAGCACGACGGCAGGGTGATCCGGGCCGACGTGGTCGAGCATGTCCCCCCGGACGTGACAGCAGCATGGCGCTGGCTGGTCAATCGCAGGCCGACTGAGTGGCGCGACCGGCAGACGATCGAAGGGCCGGGACCGAACGGCGAGCATATGATGGCGGTGGACGCGTCGATGTCCGCCCTGGAGAAACTGAAGACAGCCCTGGCTGCCAAGAACACGCCGGCTGATGACGACCCAGCAGCCGAGTGAGCAGAGCCCAGCCGATCGTATAGCGGCGCTCCCACAGGACGAGCAGGACGCGTTCTTTGCCTCTCTGACCGAGGCGGAGGCCGATGCCCTGCTGTATGACTGGCGCGGGTTCAACGCCCGCCCGTCACAGATCGCGCCCGAGGGCGAGTGGGACTGCTGGCTGGTCCTGGCTGGCCGTGGTTTCGGGAAGACCCGAACCGGCGCAGAATGGGTCCGAGAGCAAATCGAGGCAGGCGCGCGCCGCATCGCCCTGGTGGCCGAGACCCAGAAAGATCTTGAAGAGGTGATGATCGAAGGGGACAGCGGGATCCTGTCGGTGTTCCCGCCTGACAAGACGCCGCGCTATCGCAAGAAGCCGGTGAGGTTGGACTTCCACACCGGGGCCGTGGCCCTGGGCTACAACGCCACCCAGCCCGATCAGTTGCGTGGCCCCCAGTTCGACGCCGCGTGGTGCGACGAGGTCGCCAAATGGCGATACGCCCGCGAGACCTGGGACCAACTGCAATTCGGCCTGCGCCTCGGTAAGCACCCCTCTGTGGTGGCGACGACAACGCCCAGGCCGATCGAACTGATCAAGGCGCTGGTCGGAGGCCGTGAGGGGATCTGCGAGGTCACCCGCGGTCGGACGATGGACAACGCCGGCAACCTGGCGCCCCGGTTCCTGGCCAGGATCCAGGCCCGCTACGGCGGCACTCGCCTGGGGCGGCAGGAACTGGAGGGCCAGATCCTCGGCGACCTGCCGGGTGCGCTGTGGCGATTGCAGGACATCGACGACTATCGCGTGAGCGAAGTTCCGGCTGATCTGGAACGCATCGTGGTCGCGGTCGATCATGCGGTGACAGCCGGCGACGACTCGAACGAACACGGGATCCTCGTCGTCGGCATCAAGGGCCGGGAGGCCTACGTCCTAGAGGATGGATCCATCAGCGGGACACCGCTGCAGTGGGCGCGCAGGGCGATCGGCCTGCACGACACCTACGGTGCGGACGGCATCGTGGTCGAGGTCAACCAGGGCGGAGATCTGGTGAAGCACACGCTCCGCGGCGTCCGCGAGACGCTCAACGTGATCGAGGTCCGGGCAACCAGAGGCAAACACGTCCGCGCCGAGCCGATCGCGGCGATCTACGAGCAGGGCCGCGCGCACCATGTCGGCGCGTTCCCTGAATTGGAAAATCAGATGACCCAGGTGACGACTGCCGGCTACGAGGGCGAGGGCTCACCTGACCGCCTCGACGCTCTGGTCTGGGCGATGACCGAGTTGTTCCCCGACATGATCCAGACTAACCCCGTGCATATCCCCGAATACCGGGTCCGCGCGGTCGTATAGAAAGAGAGGCCCGCCATGGCTACTGTGACCCCGACATATGACAGCATCTCGCCCACCGCCCGCGTGGTGACGTGGACCGGCATTGCGACGGGCGACACCATCAACCCGATCACGCCTGACCATGCGCGACCGGCGATCGGCACCGTGACGATGGAAGGAACCTGGGGTAGCTCGACCGTGGCGTTGCAGGGCAGCAATGATGGGACAAACTATTTCACCCTAAAGAATCCGCAGGGGACCGACATCTCGGCCACGGGCGATGCGATGTTTGAGGTCTCCACCGCTGTTCTCTATATCCGCCCAACGCCCAGCGGCGGCAGTGGCGATAGCATCAACGTCATCCTGGCAATGCGGGGCTAAGGGCGGATGGCTCTCAGCACGACCCTCATCAAACAATGGCGGCGCAGGGCTGGCGGCACCGGGACAGGTGGGACTGCTGTGTTGCTGCTCGAAACCGGCAGCGACAAACTGCTGATTGAAGGGACGACCGACGCCATCGTCCTTGAGGGGGATGCCGCCTGATGGCCGATACAGCGCTCACAGCCCTGACCGCGACGGTCACGCTCGCCAGCGGCGACTTCTTCTACGTCGTCGATGCGGGCAACTCCCGAAAGATCGACTATGCCGATTTCCTGACGGAACTCGCGGCGGCCACGCAGACGCTCACGAACAAAACCCTGGGCGATGACCTCGCCATGGGCGGGAATAACCTCACAAACCTCGGCGACATCACGTTCCAAACCGGCGCGACGGGCGGGACGCTCCAGACCGGCACCAGCGCAGCGGACAAGTTCCAGTTGCAGGCCTACGACGTGGACGGCGCTGCCTATCAGACGGTGATCCGACTGGACGCCGGCAATACGCCCGTTCTGCAACTGCGCGCCGACTTCCTGGAGATCGACGACGAGACCGACAACACCAAGCGGGTGGCCTGGGACGTATCGGGCGCGACCACTGGCACGGCAACCACGCTCACATTCTCGCAGACCGCGGCGCGGGTGATTACGTTCCCGGACGCGAACGACACTCTGGTCGGTAAGGCGACGACCGACACTCTCACGAACAAAACCATCAACACGGCCAACAACACTCTGACCATCGCCAAGGCGGACGTTACCGACTTGAACGCCTACGAGGTTGGCGGCACCGACGTGGCGGTGGCTGATGGCGGGACAGGCGCTAGTTCAGCGCCAAGTGCTCGCACCAATCTCGGCCTCGGCACAGGCGACAGCCCGCAGTTCACAGCGGTGAATATCGGTCACGCCACTGACACGACACTGACGCGGGTGAGTGCTGGCCTAGCGGCCATCGAGGGCGACACGATTGCCCTGCTGACGGCCACGCAGACGCTCTCAGGCAAGACCATCACCGACCTGACCCTGGACGGCTCTGTCACCGAGCAAGTCTATGCGTGGACTGAAACGTCTGGATCGGTCACGGGTGAACTGGAGCCGGCAGAAGGGACGGTGCAGACTGTCACGCTGACCGGCAACATCACGTCACTCACCGACAACGTGGCGGCTGGCGAAAGCATCATTCTCGGCATTGACGATGGCTCCGCCTATACGATCACATGGCCTACGATAACGTGGGCGAACAACGGTGGGAGCGCTCCGACGTTGGCGACGAGTGGTTATACATGGGTGGCGATCTGGAAGGTTAGCACTACGCTCTACGGCGGGTTGATTGGAGACGGCACCTGATGGCTGGTTTTATCTTGCCGAGGCGGTTGCTTGGTGCGGGCGGTCTTGTCGGGGCTGGCGGCGGTGGCGGTGGCGGTGGTATCACCTTCAAAGGTGGCGTTTCGGTAGCAGCAGAAGATGCAAGCGGCTTTGATAGTTCCGGGGAGGCACTCGACATCATGTCGATTGCTTCGACGGGTGATCTCGCCATCATAGCCATGACCGCCGACGCCAATGCCAGTGGCGGAGGGACATGGAACGGATTTACCCCGACAGACGTAGTGTCGGATATGGGCGATTCCACGGTGGCGACATATTTAGGTTATCGTTTTATCCAGGCTGGTGACGCCAATCCGTATGTCACGGGCGTCTCCACCGCCGCCCGCATCGGCCTGACCGTGGCCGGTGCTGTTTTCGGCGGCGTGGGGTCATATGTGAGTTCCGCCACTGGTGGGTCAGGAACTTCTGGTATGCCGGACCCTCCCTATCTATCAGCAACGGGCGATCTGTATATCGCCGTTGGGCATCTGGATGATGATAATGTAACAGCAAGCGCCATGACAGATTATACTCTAGCGGTTACTGTCGGCGCTACTAAAAGTTATGGCGCGACCACAACGGCCATCGCTTACAGGATTGTATCAGACACGTCGCAAAACCCCGGTGCATTCGGCGGAGGAGGGTCTGATTCTTGGCGCGCCTATACACTGTGTTTTGCGGAATAATTGGAAAAGATGGCATGAGATACGTCCTTGCGATCAATGGTGAGCCGGTTAAATGGCCATATTCTGAGCGGAAATGGCGGGCGGACAATCCGAACATTTCCATGCGGAGATGGGCTGGTTGTTCCGATGAGGCGCTGGCGAGCGTCAATGTCTACCGTGTAGAGGAGGCCCCGCGGCCTGAGATCAACGAGCGGGAGCAGGTCGCGGATCGGTTGGCGGCACCCTCGCTGGTGGATGGCGTGTGGGTTTGGGGCTGGGCCATTTCAGCAAAGTCGCAGGCTGATATTGACACCTACGACGCCGATGGGCGCGTAAAGATAAAGAAAGAGGCACAACGGCGCATTGACGGCCAATACCCGCTCTGGCGTCAGATGAACACGATGGCGAGGATGCTAGAGATGACCGAAAAGCCGGTGCCGAACCGGACTGGCGGAGATCTGGCTCAGATCAATGCGGCTCGCGCGATGTTTGCTGAAATCAACGCCATCCGGGCGAAGAGCAATGCACTGGAGGCTATGACGCCGATCCCGGCTGACTATGCCGACGACAGGTGGTGGACCTGATGGACCAAAACAACGACGCCCAGGAACTGCAAGATTTCGGCGCGATCGCCGCCCATGTGTGGGAACTGATCGACGCCTGCGAGCAGTATGCCGACGAGCAAAAGGACCAGCGCGACACGGCGCTGCTGTATTATGACGGCATAATGAACGACCTGCCGGCGGAGGAGGGGATGTCCTCGGCCATCAGCCAGGATGTCCGCACGGCGATCAAGGATGTGATGCCGAGCGTCATGCGAACCCTTTTGGGCAATGACCGGCTCGTTGAGTATGAGCCCGCCGGCCCCGGCGACGAGGAGCAGGCGGAGCAGGCGACGGAGTATGTGAACCGCGTTGTCCTCCCCAGGTCGGGTGCGGAGGACGCGATCTATGACGCCGTCATGGATGCGCTGCTGGTCAAGACGGGGATCCTAAAATGGTCCGCTTATCAGAAGACCCAGACGCGAACTTTCGGCTACACCGACCAGTCCGATGAGGCCCTGTCTCAACTGTTGTCGGATGAGACGATCGAAATCCTGTCGGTGGATACCCGGCCCGAAACCGACCCGGAGGTGCTGGCGCTGTTCCCGGATGCCCAGCGCCACGACATCACCGTCAGGAAGCGGGGGACCGACACCGAGGTCCGCCTGGAGGCTGTGCCGCGCGGTGCTTTCCTTATCGCGCCAGGCTCTCAGACCATCGAAGAGTCCCCGATCGTCGGCGAGCGGATGGTCGTCACGAGGTCGGAACTGGTCCAGTGGGGATACGACCGGGATCAGGTCTACAGTCTGTCTACCTACCATCGCGCGGATGAGGACGAAGATGACGCTCTGGCGCGCGAGGGTGACGACTGGACCGACGTGCGGATGGAAACCGCCCGGAGCATGGAAGAGGTCCAGATCTGGGAGGTCTACGTTCGCCTCGATATGGACGATGACGGCATTGCGGAGATCTACAAGGTCTGCATCGGCGAGGCCGGCCACGATCGTCAGCCAGGGCAGGGCGATGCGCGGCAGGTGCTTGCCATGGAAGAGGTCGAAGAGGCCCCTTACACAGCCCTGATCGCGGAGCGGACGCCTCACGCATTTGAGGGCCGGTCGCTAGCCGAGGACTTGATTGAGATCCAGAAGATCAAGACCGCCCTGCTGCGTGAGACACTGAATAACCTCTACTGGCAGAACCGTCCGCAGCCGGCAATCAACCCCTCGAAACTCACGCAGAAGGGCGTGGAGGCGGTTCTGAACCCGGCCCTTGGCAAGCCGATCATCCTGGCGAACGGCGCAACCAGCATCGACGAGGCGGTGCAGTGGGCGCGGGTGCCGTTTGTCGCCTCGGAATCCTACCAGATGCTGTCGCTGATGGATAAGGCCGGCGCCGATCGCACTGGCGTCAGCGACAGATCCGGTGGGCTCGATCCCGAGTCCTTCGTGAACATGAGCGCCACCTCGGCGAACCTGATCGCGGACAGCAGCATCGCGGCGGCAGAGATGATGATCCGCTCGCTGTCCAACGGGGGGCTGCGAAAGGCCTTCCGGGGCATCCTGGGTCTGGTCATCGCTCACGCCGATCGGCCCCGCACCGTTCGCCTGCGCGGGGAGTGGGTGCAGTACGATCCCCGGTTCTGGGACAGCGGGATGGACTGTATCGTCAACGTCGGCCTGGGTGCTGGGAGCAGGGAGCGGGATCTGTCTGTGCTGCAGATCATTCTGGCCCTGCAGAAAGAGATCATCATGTCGATCGGCGCGGACAACCCGCTGGTCAAGCCCGATCAACTGTACCACACCTTGGCCAAGATCGTCGAAACCGCCGGCTTCCCATCGGCGGATCCATTCTTCACCCAGCCGGATCCGCAAGAGATCGCGGCGGCGATGCAGCAAAGCCAGGGACCGAGCATCGAAGAGCAGAAACTGCAGATGCAGGGTCAACTGGAGCAGATGAAGGCGCAGAGCCGCACCCAGGTGGAGCAGGCTCAGATGCAGGCGGATCTGAGGGTCCGCGAACTGGAGGCCCAACTGAAGGCGCAGTTGCAGACCATGAAGGCGGAGAGCGATGCCAACATCGCCCGCATGCGCGCCGAGATAGATCTGGTGAAACATCGCGAACGGCTCGCCTTCGACTACCGGAACGCGGCCTTGAAAGCGGAGCCACCGCAAGGACCGGCTGACCCAGGCAGCATCTACGATGGCTTCTGAGGCACTGCGCCAGGCCGCCCTGTTCACCCCTATTCCGAGGTCTCGGCCACGATGACACAAGACAGAGCCCTGTATCGTGCCATGGTAGACCGGATGCTTGCCGGCGAGGACAACTGGCGCGGGAAGTACCGAGACCGGAACAACGAAGGCCGCGCGGCCTACGATCCGGCCCAGGCGCGGCTCGATTCCGAGCAGCGGAACAGCCAGCACGATGACGTGATCCGGCGCAACATGGTCAGTCAACTTCGCAAGTGGGGTGTGCCAGAGTTCACGATCGACAACCTTGTCTCGGCAGCAGAGTGGACGCCCCTGGTGGGTGACGCGATGGACGTGCAGGACGCCGGCACGATGGCGGCGAGAGCCTGGGAGGATCCCACCTGGGGCAACATCGGCGGTGCTGGCCTGATGGGCGCAGCGGCCCTTGCGAGCATTGTCCCCGGCGGCGGTGACGCTGCCAAGAAGGGGCTGAAAGGCCTCGCCAAGGACGTTGCCGGTGAGGCAGTGGAGAAGGCCGGCAAGCGCACCATCCGCGCCTACCACGGCTCTCCGCATGATTTCGACCGCTTCGACCTCAGCAAGATAGGCACGGGCGAGGGCGCGCAGGCGTATGGGCATGGGCTGTATTTTGCGGAGAGGGAGGACACGGCCAAATTTTATCGGGACAACTATGCAAAGCCGCCCGCTGATGAGTTCAAGAGTCCAACAGCGAGACAGTTGGCGCAAGACCAGTTGCAGGCGTGGGCCGGGGATATTCAAGGCGGAATTGAGGACCTAAGAGCCTCGCTTGGTAACGCCAAATTGGGCAGGCTTTTAGGTGACGCCGATGAAAGTAGAATCGCTGACTTAGAGGAGGCAATCGCCTACATGGAGCGCGGAGTTCCTCCAGGCCGCATGTACGAGGTCAACATCAACGCCGACCCCGAAGACTTCCTCGATTGGAACAAGCCGCTGAGTGAGCAGCGGGCATGGGAAAAGCAGCGCCAGTTTTGGGATGAGAAATTGGGCGACCCCGACATCATAACGGAGCGCCTTGGCATTGATCCGTCTCAGGACACGGGTGAAAAGTTGGCCCGCGCGGGCATGGTCGGCAATGTTTCAGACCCCGGAATGGCGCAGCGCTTGAAAGAGTCAGGCATCCCCGGCATCAAATACCTCGACCAAGGCAGTCGCGCTGCTGGAGAGGGGTCTCGCAACTACGTCGTTTTCGACGACAAACTGGTCGAGATCCTCAGAAAATACGGCCTCAGCGGCATGCTGGCCGGCACGGGCGCCGCCAGTCTGATCCCGATATTGGAGAGCGGACAGTCCGATGGCATCTGACAGAGCATTGATGCTCGCCTGGGAGCGCGCCCTGCTGGAGGGGCGGCGTTTTCCCGGAGGCGCTGCCTACGAGCAGAGAGAGCGGCCCGCGAACGCCGCGAAGCCAGGGCCGAGCGCCTTTGCTGAATACATCGCGCCTTTGCTGGCAATTGCCACGAAGACCGATAACCTTGACGACATGGAGGGCTTTTATCAGGCCGCGGCCTCGCCGTCGCTGCGTCCCACCGATGATATTGAGCCGCCGCAGTTGGCTAAGACGCTCTCTTTCATGGTGCCGGGTGGCGGTGATGTGGTGGGGGCGATGGATGACGCCCCGCACGTTGCCAGGGCGTGGCAGGGGGCGGTAAGCGAGCCATCTGTCGGGAGTGTCGGCTCTGCCTTGGGACAGACTGCATTGGCCGGCCTAAGCGCCTTTACAGCCGTCCCGGCTCTGCTTGGGAGCATAGCGGGCAAGGGGGCGAAAACCGCCGATCTTGTGAAATTGCGCCAGGCCGAGGAAATGGCGGCAAAGGGCGCAAGCCGCGAGGCGATCTATGATGCCACGAAGTGGTGGGCCGGCCCTGACGGGAAGTGGCGGTTTGAGATCGACGACAGCGGCATGAGGGTAAAGGGCGGCAGCGGCAAACTTGGCGACGTGGTGGAACACGACAAGTTGTTTGCTGCATATCCTGATCTGGCAGATATTGATGTCGAGGTTGGCGGTCTGCCCCGGAATAGTTATGGCGAATACTATGGCGGCGAGGCCGGCGAATCTATCAAATACCGGCCCAAAGGCGGAGACGCTGGGAAAAAACCGCTTTTGCATGAAAGCGGACACGCCATCGAAAGCCGTGAGGGGTTCGCCAAGGGCGGCAATATGTTTGGCCTTACCAAGGAGAATGGCGGGGTCCAAGTCTATCGCCAGATCTTGGAGGACATGACCACACCCAGGCCGATAGAGGATTTTGCAAGAGAAGCCGGTTTTGAGAGCGTGGATGCGGCACAGGATGCTTATGCCCAATATGTGAAGGGCATAGAAAAAATGCGCCGCAGTGGCGTCCCCCCGGCGCTCGATCGTGCTGCCCAAGAGACCGCGATGCGTCAGGCCTATGAACGCCAGACTGGTGAGGCCTATGCGCGGCTGGCGGAGACGCGGGCGGATTATTCCAAGGCACAGCGTGACGCGCGATACCCATGGCTTGACCTCGACGTTCCAGAGGACCAGCAGATCGTGCGATTCCGCAGCAACGGCCCGCAAATGAGCGCTGCATCGGGCCGGCGATTGCTGCATGATGCGCCTTACTCAAAATACAAGATCGACCCAGACCTACCCCAGAGGCTGGATCAAGGCCTGACAGTGCGGGCCACGCCCGACTATGAGCCGCCGCGAGTGATCTCGCCGGAAGACCTGATGCGATATGATTATCTACTCAATCTGGTCGGCGACAGGACAAATGTGGGCGAGATCACCCGACTGTACGGTGAACTGTTAAACATGCCTATCCGCCTTGATGGTGGGCAAGGTTACATGAGAGGTCTCGGCACGGGGGCCTGGGCATCGGATCCCAACGTGACCAAGCGACTGGCCAATGCCGTGAGGTCCGCCGATGGTCGATCGGTCCTCGGGACTTATATGGCCATGAGCGGCACCGGCTCCGACTTTGCCAACATGACGCGAGACGTGGCGTTGCGTAATTTTAACCCCGGTGAACTGCGGAAAAGGGATATTCGCGAGTTCAACAAGAGGTTCAAGGCGGCGAAGGGTTTTGAAAAACTGACCCAGGACTTCCCCGGCATAGAATCCCCGGAGTTGTCAGCATGGTTGGACAAATCCGGGACACGGCGCGCGGCCTTCTTTGATTTCTTGGACAGGCGGGGATGGGTTGAAAGAGGTTTCCCGGATGTCACCGCCGCCCGCTACGCCATCCAAGATCCGCAGTTGCGCGACCTTCCGGCTGGCGTTGAGCAGTATGGCGGGACATCTATGGCGCTCATGGACCCTGCTGGAACGGTCAGGCATGTTTCTGACACTGGGATGCCTCACGCCACCTACCCGACAGATATGCCTGGGCAGTACATAGGCGGGCTTCAACAGCCGGTGCCGCGGCGGTTGCTGTTCCCAGAATGGTATGAGGAACGCCGATTGTCTGGCGCGGCACCCGCCGGGGACAATCGTGCGTTCCAGATGAGTCAGGTGCTGCAGCCGATCAATCAGAAATGGCTAGACGACCTGATGAAGTGGGTTGAGGCTAATCAACCCCGATAAAGTCAAGGTCGGTGTTGAAGTCGTCCTTTTCCACACCGTGCTTGGCAAGGATCTCCGCTTGGCGGGCAAGCAGGTCTGAGCGGACATCGGCTGGTAGGTCCGAAAACTCCGCGGCGGAGTGCTGGGCTAGCGCCTCAAGTCCGATGCGTTCGATCTCGTTGTAGGCCACCATCTGCGATCGAACACGGGCGATGGACGGGGGGTCTTGGGTCATTGGAAGATTACCCTTTCAAGTTCTGAGGTGATGTAACGGCAGAGGCGTTCTGCCGTCTCTGTGTCGCCCTGATGCAGGACGTTCCTGGCTCTCTCTATGACTGGCTCCAGGCGCTCCAGTGTCGCCTGGATGCTCTCCGGGGCGGTTCTGCCCTTGTCGCAGTATTTCGCGTCCAGGGCGGTGCTGCAGGGCGTGTCGGTCATGCGGTGGCAGATCTGGCAGCGGGTCATCGGGGGCTCCTCTAGTGGGTGTGACCGCTTTCATTGCGGACAGGGCCAACCCAGTTGCCGCTGCGGTCGTAGTCCATAATCCAGCGGTTAGCCTCAAGGAGGTTGGCCGCGTCGTCGATGCGACCCTGGCACTCCAAGGCCTCAATTTTATCATTGAGGCGGTTTAGTTCAGAAATCAATTCGATGCGGGTCATGTCTGGTCTCCAGTTGGTTGGCGGGGGAGCGATCCCCTCCACCCCTATATAGCGTCACGAAAGGTGACTTGCAAGTATGGATGACACACAAAAACAGGGTGAGGCGCATTATTTGCTGCAGCATCCCCTGCTGAACGAAATCCTTGACGGGATAGAGCGCCAGGCGATCGAAACCGCCGTTTTCGCGCGCCCGTCAGACGATGAAACACGCCGCACCACGATGGAAACCGTGCGTGTGGTCAGATCTTTGCGGGAGCAGTTGGCCGAGATCGCGGAGCCAACCAAGCCCACCCGCAAGGCGTCGATCGCATAGGCGACGGCGTAACACTACCACCGAAAGAGGTGAGCCATGGATCGCAACGATCCTAACACAACCGTCCCGAACGCCGAGCAAGTCGGCAGCGACTTTGGACAGGACCGTTCATACGGCAGCCTGGAGGAGGCCCTGTCGGACCTCGCGGACGTGGATATGCCCGACGTGGAACAACCTACCGACGGCCAGCCCGACCCTGTTGGCGACCAAGCGGAAGACGACCTCGGCGAAGACCTCCTAGAGGACGACGAGGACGACGATGCAGTCGCGGAAGACGGGGACGAGGAGGCGGAGGAGGATTCTGACGCGGATCCCTGGGAAGCGGAAATAGAGTATCCTGACGGCACCCGCATGACACTGCGGGAGGCCCACGACCAGCGGATGTTCCAGGCCGACTATACCCAGAAGACCCAGGCGCTGGCCCAGGAGCGAGAGCAGATCCAAGAGACTGCCCAGCGCTACCAGACCGGCGCGCAATCACTGCTGTCGCTATACCAGAACGCGTATGAGTTTCTGCAAGGACTGGTGCCACCGGAACCCCCACTGAGCCTCGCCCAGCAAGATCCGGCTGCATACCAGTACCATAAGGCGCTGCGGGAATCCGCCCAGCGAGAACTGGAGGGATTCCAGGCCGGCATGGGCCAAGCCCAGCAGCAGGTCCAGCAGATGTCGGCAGCCGACATGGCGGCGATGCGTCAGGGGGAAGAGAAAAAACTGATCCAGAGACTTCCTGCCCTCAAAGACCCAGGCAAATTGTCTGCGTTCCACGAGGCGAACAAGAAGTTTCTGTTGGAGTTTGGCTTCGACGCCCAGCAAATCGACGGCGTGATGGACGCCCGACTGCATGACCTCGCCTACAAGGCGCGCATCGGCGCCCGTGCGCTTGAAAACCGCACGAACGCCAAACGGCGGCTGGCTGAGACCCCTCGAAAAGGGGACAAACCACGCCGCGCGCCGAGCCGCAGAGACCCAAACAAGACTGCGATGCGACGGCTCGCTCAGACTGGCTCGATACAGGACGCACTAAAGATCGACTTCTAGCCGATCGCTCCTGTGGGCCTGACCACCTAGGAGGCCATTATGGCTGCTATTACCAACACCTTTGTCACGAGTTCTGCGGTTGGTAACCGCGAGGAACTCAGTGACGTTGTCAGCCGGATCACCCCGGAGGACACCCCGATCTATTCGATGATGCCGAAAGCAAAGGCGGATTCGATCCACCCGGAATGGGAGCGGGAAGATCTCGCTGTGCCGGCTGCCAACGCGCAGGCGGAAGGCGACGACTATTCCTCGTGGACGGCAATCACCCCGCCGACCCGCCTCGGGAACTACTGCCAGATCATGAAAAAAGACTGGATCATCAGTAACACCCAGGAGGCGGTGGACAACGCAGGCCGCGCCGAAAAGCGGAAACACCAGCGCCTTAAAAAGGGCATTGAGATCCGCAAGGACGTGGAGTTCGCGATCGTCTCCAACACCGCGACGGTGGGCAGCGGCACTCGCTATTTCGGCTCTCTCCCGACGTGGATTGAGACGAACGAGTCTCGTGGTGCGACCGGCTCCTCTGGCGGCTTCAACACGGGCGATGGCCTGACCGACGTTGAGACGACCGGCACCCAGCGGGCCTTCACGAAGGCGCTCTTCGACACGGTTCTGCAGTCCTGCTACAACAATGGCGGCAGCAACCGCTATGCGGTGCTGTCCCCGTATGCGAAGACGGTGTTCACGACGTTCATGTCCGACAGCAACGTCGCGTCTTTCCGTTACGCGGCGCAGGGCAATGGTCCGAACACGATTGTTGCCACGGCGGACATCTACGAGGGCGACTTTGGCAAGACGACCGTCATCCCCAACCGGGTGATGGCAACGTCCGCTGCAGTTGCTCGCCGCGTTTATATCCTTGATCGGGATCTGCTGGAGTTCAAATGGCTTCGCAACATCCAGGATCTGGATATTGCCCGCACTGGTGACGCCGAGAAGGGCGTCGTCATCGGCGAAGGCACGATGTGCGTCAAAAACGAAAAGGGCCTGGGCGTCGTTGCCGACATCTACGGCCTGACCGCATCGTCCTAACCTCTTGCCCGGCACGTCTGGGCATCACCTGGGGGGGGGCTTCAAGTCCCCTCCCCTCTCTCACCTTGACAAAGGAACGCCACAAATGGCTCGCCAAACCCGAACACAGGCCGCGCCAGGCCAGGAAGAATCGACATCCGCCACGCCCTCCTCCGCCGCCCCGACAGTGCTGGCGCCGGTCCTGCTGCACCGCAACTATTGGCCCGATGAGAACACCCGCTGCGAGAAAGGCACGATCGTCGAGGTGCCAGCCACTGAGGCCCGCCGGCTGGTGGAACTGGGTGTCGCCGAGCGCGCGGATCCCTACCCGGGCGAAGAGGGCTACGGAGGCTAATATGGCCCGGATCAAAGACGGCAACTGGGAACTGATCAGCCACGATTTCGCTCTTGGTCGCACCGTCTGGTCCTACTACGATGGGCAGCAGAATCACTATCGGATCGACTATCAGGTGGATCAGGTTTTGAAAGACAACGCCGCCGATCGGAGCGACCACGCTGGGGCGAAATGGGGCGATGGCCGGCGCGTGGCCTCAATCCCGCTGAACGTCTACTACGACCGTCTCGCCCAGGCTCACGACCAGGGCGACGACGCCTACGTCAGCCGGTGGCTCAACGACTCGGACAACCGGGGCTTCAGAACATTTGATGGGACCGTGTGATGGCTCTCGACGACTATGCCGAACTGGTGCTGGAGGCCGCGCGCCGCACGGGCGTGACGGATCTCACTACCCGTGCCGACATGGTCGTCGGCATGGCGGAGAAATATCTCTCCAAACGCCTGCGCCTCGCCGGCCAGGAAACGGAGACCACGCTGACCACCGACTCGGATGGTGAGGCGACCTTGCCCTCCGATTTCGAGGAGATCCGGTCAGTGCGGGTTTCCGATCGGATCTTTCCGCGGCTCGATCTGGATCGCGTCCTGACCGGCAGCGCTGACGGGTTCACCGTGCGGGGATCGACGCTGGTCAGCACCAAGGCCAGCGCCGACCACGTCATTGTCTATTATGCCAGCATCCCGAGCCTCGACAGCAATGACACAAATCACCTGCTGACAGCCGAGCCGGAACTGTACCTTTACGCCGTGATATTCCAGGCGTACAGCAGCGCCGGGGATCTTGAAAAGGCCGCTGTGGCCAGGGGCTATGTCGATACCATGATCGAAGAGGCGAACCTGCGGTCATATCTGATCCGGCATGGTGATCAACGCCTGCACCTGGGGGCTGCTCCATGAGCGCATTGACCGTACTGACCAACGCATTTCGCCATGTCGGCCTGGAGGTCGATGCCCCGGCGGTGACGGCCACTGACTGGCAGACCGAGCAGATGCTGCGGTTTATCAACGAGGCCGGCCTGGATGTCGCGCGCAGGGCTCGCTGGCAGA